CCGAAAACCGCCATCACGGACCGCGCGATAGCAATCGAACCTCTTCTGAATATCTATGCCCAGTTAGGGCTAGGGAAGCTTTTGAGGCGTAAATTGCGTCGCGTTGGTGTCGATCTGGACGATCAGGCTCCCAATCAGGAGTTTGCTCTATCTGGGTCGATAGATGGTAATTCTTGTACCATTGACCTGTCTTCTGCTTCCGATACGGTTGCAAAAGAACTTATCCGCTCTTTCCTTCCGGAAGAGTGGTTTATGTGCCTCGATGCGTGCCGCTCAAAAAGCGGCACACTCGATGGTGAGGTCATTTGGTATGAGAAGTTCTCCTCTATGGGGAATGGGTTCACGTTCGAATTAGAGTCTCTGATCTTCTGGAGTCTCGCATTCGCTGCGTGTGTCATATCCGGCTCTGACCCGAAAGGGATGAGAGTTTATGGAGACGACATCGTTGTACCTGTAACCGCTTACGATACTTTGGAAGAAATCCTAACTTACTTCGGTTTCTCCCTTAATCGGGCGAAATCGTTTAAACAAGGATATTTCCGTGAATCGTGTGGGAAAGACTACTTCGACGGGCTTGACGTCCGCCCTCTCTTTGTTAAAGAGTTGCCTAACAGACTTGATCGTCTGCTTACGCTTGCTAACGGCCTTCGTAGGCTTGCTAGTCGCTGGCTCAACCATCTTGGTTGTGACAGTCGGTTGCTTGTCCCGTGGAGGACCGTTGTGCGAGCTATCCCTTTCTCAGTTTCTAAGCACCTTCGGGTCCCTGCTCACGCAGGTGATGTCGATGGTTTAGTGACTGATTGGGATGAGGCCCAAGCTTCCTCTTTTGTCGTTGCCGCAAGGCACGGTTGGGAAGGATTCATTGGGCTTAGGTATCAAGCGACCCCCATCAGGGTTCGGGAAACTAACAACTTCCTAGGTGGAGCTGCTTCATTGCTCTATCGCTCGAAGGGTGGATTTGAGCACGAATATTCTCCTGCCTTTCCAAGGCAGGGGCGAGATTTCGTGTTCAGGTTACGGGCAGGGGCCTTTTACGGCCCCTGGACTGAGATAGGGCG